CTTAATTTTATCCAACTTCCAACAGCCGAGTTTGTAGTGAGTATAGTTCCGTCACCATCACTGGGTAATAATAAAGTACGATCAGATGCAGGGTTTGAACTGGGTGCTGCGATTATTACACCATTTCCACCGCTATGTTTTAGTTTAATTTGACTCATGGTTTTGGATTAGCGTCTTTAACTGCCTTGTTATGTGCAGCAAAACTGCCAGTTGCATCTAGTTTACCAGCAACTATATCGTCATACAACATTGCTAACTGTTCTCTCCAATCTTCATAGACGACAGAACCATAAGTTGTTCTGTCTGTTTGATATTTAATTTTTGCTGCTTCTGTATTTAATTCATTTCTTGCTGCGTCAATTTTTGACTGCTCAACAGCAACATCATTTTCATTAGCATCTTTTATTACTGACCCTGTATCCTTAATAAAGGTTACTTGTGGGTATGCTTTTCTTATCGCTTCGTGATCTAAACTCATTAGCCTACAAACTCCATAATTGTTATTGAGGAAGCACATCTTCCTTCATAATTTTGGTCTACATCACTGCCTGTTCTATTAAGAAAAATAGTATGAGTGCTGTCGTTTGCGTGACTTCCTCTTACGTCATAAGTAGTTGAACTTGTAGATGGTGAAGTAATTAAAGCAACAAGCGACTGATTTTCTAATCCCCCTGCATTTCCAGATCTTGCTGAAGTCGTTATTCTATTTCTGTTTCCAGATGCGTCACCCCTGAAAGAAGATGGGCTTCCTCCAACATGTAAAGTTGCGTAAGCTGCTGCAGTTGTCCCACTTATACTTATATTATATTGAGCAATGACTAACAATGTATTGCTAGAGCTTGCTGCAGCATACGATATTGAAATTAAAGCCCCTGAGTATGCTCCTTGTGCTGTACTTGAAGAAACTGTAGCTGTTTCCATTTGTACTGACTGATTTATCATTGCACCTTGAGGCATGGCTGCATCTGCTATCGCTTTTGTACTACTTATTCCTCCTGTAGTAAGACCTGTTAATGTGCCATTTCCGTTTAAAACTACAGCCATTATTTATTTACTGCCCTCCAAAATTTTCATTAATCTTATTATACAGATTTTTAAACTATAGTCCATGATTCCCCTGCTCCAACAGTTACAACTACACCATTATTTATGGTTATCGGTCCAAAACTGCCGGCATTTCGATTGTTTGTGATTGTATAACTACCTGTAACTGTTTGTTCATTTTCCCAGAAAATTTCATCACCATTTCCACTAGCACCGCCACCTGCAGCACCCCATGATAAAGTTCCAGAACCGTTTGATATTAAAGCATAACCGTTAACGGGAGAATCAGTTGCGGGTAATGTCAGCAAGACATTACTCGCTATAGTTGCAGGTGCTTGAAAGCCAATATAATGTGAACTATCAGAATCAGCAAATCTTAAATCTGTTTGTGCTTGTAACGTCAAACCATTTTGATCGAAAAATGCTTTTTCTGTACCACTAAAAGTCAACCCTATTTGATTACTACCCTTTCTATATAAACCTGTAGTACTGTCGCCAAAATGTACAGAAGGAGCAGATGCTGAAGCATTTGACAGTCCTAAAACACCAGTCAAAGTTCCACCAGTTAATGGTAAAAGCCCTAAATTTGTTTGGCTTACATTTCCCAGTGTTATAAAAGCTGAGTTTGCAGCGTTTCTTATTTTAAGTAAATTTGTATCTGAATCAATGTGTGGTTGATAGGCTGCAAGGTTTGCTGTGCCAGATGGATCTCCTGAAGCACTATTAAGGGTTCTTAAAGATTCAAGAACATCTTTTATAGCTGCTCTAACTTGAGCACCAGTACCGTTATCAGGACTAAAATTACTTGCTGTTTCTTTATTTGTTGAATTAACTCTTGCCATTTACTGTTTAGCCTCCACGACCATATCCTACCGCCGAATAACTGAAGTTTCTACTTACAGCAGTATTCGAACTATTTTTAAATGTTACAGTAAATCCTGTTCCTGTGATATTGGTTACCTCAAAGAAGTCACCACTTGCCATATTTTGTGCGGTTATACCAATACTAGGTGGATAAGCTGATGTGCTGCCTCCTATCGCAGAAGTGCCTGTGAAAAATGGTGCAGCAAAAGTTACATTTTTAGCCCCTGCTCCACTGCTTATTAAGGTTGTACTTTGTTCTGTTCTTGCTTGCATAAAAGCATCTACACCCAATTCGCTTATTAATATATTTTCGTTTGTATCATTTGATTCAAGCTCTGCTTTGAAATCAAAAGCTCTTGCTCTAAATGTACCGCTTTGAAAATTATTATAAGAACTGTATGTAGGGGAGCCAGAAGGATTATCATTTGTAGTTCTCACAAGTAAAGATGCATTTGTTTTTTCTGCAGGGTCGCCATCAAAATTTGCTAAAGCATCTACATTTGGAATTGAATCAAACAAAGTTGAGACATTTTCAGAAGTACTTAGTATATGTGAATTTATTTTTAAAGAAAATACAGCACCAAGATCGTAAAGAGTATTAAAAGTATATGAGCCACTTGCGTTTGATGATGGGTCTGTAAGCTTTAATTTGTTACTTGCCACTGTTGTATTTGTTTTTGTACCACTAAATGCAGTTTGTTCTCTGATTTGTGGCAATGTCAATTCTTCTCGCAGTGTAGGAATTGTTAAAATTACACTTGCTTCCCCATCACTGAATCTACCGCCTAAATCTCTAAATTTAAGTACATATTCCCCAGATTTTGCAGGCACAACTGCCTCTGTTGTATTACCACTTAATGCTTCTATAAGATCAGTTGAATTTGAAAAAGAACCAGAACCATCTATTCTTGGGCTGTGCCTTACATAAACTTGTCCACCAAATTTGACATCTAAATCTGTTGTTTGAGACCATCTTAATCTTACCTGTTCATCATTTATTGGTTCTAATGAAAGATTTTGAACATCTGCAGGTACAGCAGTTTGACCAATAGCTGTAAATTCGTAAGTTGCCGGATTTGTTGATGGTTCATTTAAAGCATTATATGAAAAAACCTTAAATTCATAATTACCAACTTTGGTGTTTAATATTTCTAAATTTGTTGAAGTTGTATCTATTTGAATAAAATCTCCATTCTCATATCTGTAATAAACCCGATATTTACTTGCACCACTAACGTTTTGCCAATCTAAAAATATTTTTGTAACTGCTCTATTATTTATTTCTACAATTTGCTCTTCTGCTCGCAGGCCTTTTGGCGCTGCTTTTTTTTCAGTTAATGTTGATATACTTCTTGTTGGTAAAGGTGAACCATCTTCTACAAAACTATACTTATCATTTTCATGTGAAAGTGCAGTAATCGTGAAAGTACAGTTATCGTTTTCTTTTACACTTATAACTCTCCATTTTGTAGTTTCTAATGTTGATGTTTCAAGAATATATGCAGCATTTGAATTAGGGGTTTGACTATATGTGCCGACAACTGTAATCACATTATCAGAAATATTATCAATTACTTTTGTTTCTAAAGTATTATCAGGCAACATAACAGATAAAGTTGGGTTTGCTGTAATTGAAGGTATATCTGTATTTTCAAAATCATCTAGTGTAATTATTTGATTAGTTGCACTTTTAATTCTTCCACCTCTTCTTACACCGGCTTTTACAGGGTCAGAAATTTCAATAATATGACCACATCTAACAGATACGCCTGCATCTATAGTTGTAGAAAAAGTGCAAGTTTCTCCGCTGTTTTGTTCGTTATATAAAAACCATCTTCCTAATCTTCTTGCTTGCCCTCTTGAAGTGCAAGCAAAAGCATTTATATTTTTTATAACTACTCCATATTTTGATTGTAAAGAAGCACTTGCCTCGACTGTTTCAACATCAAGGTCTTGAGTAACCATATCAAAATAACTAACATTGATAACTGTATTTCTTGTTTTTAAACTTGAACCTGCATATAAAAAACCTTCCTCTGTAACATTGCTTCTATTAAATAAAAACATAGGTTCTGCAGGTGCATCTTGACTAACAGATATTGAACCTGCACTGTAAAAAGGCATTACCTGCATGACTGAAGCAATTTGATTTATTAATTTAAAAGCGTCTTGTGATTGCGTGATGTTTACATTACAAGAAAATCTAGCTTCTGTACCTCCATCTCCATCATCAATTTGCTCGCTTGAATATTCGCTTACAGTTTTAAAAGTAAATTTATTTATATTGTCTGCAGGTATAGAACAGCCATATCTATCATTTCTTAACAGATCATACAAAATCCAAGCAGGGTCGCTAGTCCATGCTTTATCTGTTTTAAATGTGCCGTCCCAAGTACCTGTATATTCTAATGAGCCATCAGACCTAACAGTTGCATTATTTGGTATTTCAACTTTTATTCCTCTTAATCTAAATCTTCTGTTAGGAATTCTAGGAAATTGCTCTGCATTTAATCTAAGTGCAGATAAAGCGGTATTTGGATATGCGTTTTGCTGAAAAATAATATTAGTGGCAGTATGAAAACTAAAAGCATTTATAAGTTTAGGGTCTGTACTGTCTGCAGTTATTCTTTCAACTCTGACTTGTACTGGATATGAGGTTGTAGAAGTAAATTCAATAATATAATCTCTAAAGTAAGCATTGGTTGACCTTCCTTTAACTGTGTCTGTTATTGCAGTTTTTGTTGTGCCATTATTTTCAATAGTTTTAATTCTTAATTCAACTTCAACACCATTTATGTCTCCATCATCTTCGAATTTTTGTAAAGAAGGAAATCTTAAAGTAACTCTCACTGCATTTACATCACTTGAAGTTACAGTATGAGTTACAGCAGTTGAGGTTGTAACAGTTGTACCTAGAGATATTTCCGTTTCTGTATTTTTAATACCTTGTATAAAGGTTTGATTACTTGTGCCAAGTCTAAAATCAAATCCAACATTTTTAAAATTAAAATCAGAATCATTTGGATTCTGTGCCTTTGCTAAAAATTCTGCATCAGTTAAATCTGTACCTATATTAATTACTGGTGTTTTATTTAAAAAAACATCAGTTAATGCTGCTGTTTTGTATGCAGCATTATTTGTAGCTATACCCCTTTTTGATGGAGTGGCAAAGCCTTCGATTTCGCCTTCAGATATAATTTCAACAATAGTATTAAATTGTTTGCTAGACAGTGCATCAGATGGCAAGTCTGGGTTGATAATGATAGAATTTTCATCAAATTCTTTAATACTCATTCGTTGCTACCTCTTACTTGTACTGTATCAACACCATTAGAAATTGTAATTGAACCAACAAATATTTCGCCATATACCAAATTAATCGGAACACCAGCTCTGCTGACGTTTGTCAGCCCC